TTAATCCTTCCTTCGTTCTCTCTGGGGCGAATTCTGGGGCTTGGCAATTTTCGGGCCAGTTCCCAGCACACTGAAATCGTCCAGAGCGTTGCGCATATCGCTGGTCAGGACGTGCGCATATCGCATGGTTGTGGCGATGTCTTTGTGCCCCAGCATCTTTGATACCAAGCTGATGTTCTGCGTTCGGCGCAGCATGCGAGTGGCAAAGGTGTGACGCAGATCGTGAAACCGGAAATTGTCTATCCCGGCATCCCTCAAGGCTTTTCGAAACGCCGTTCCGAACACACCGCCGCCAGCTACGATAGGGATGCGTTCGAGGCTGTGGCCGTCAATGCGCGTGAACACCAGCTTGCGATGCACCAGGACATTTGAGCGGGGCAATGCCGACAGCAGCGCCGCCAGCTCATCATTGATCGGGAAAATCATCATGTCGTCGCCCTTGAGCCGGAACGTCAGTTCGCGGTTGGCCATGTCAACGTCGCGCCACAACAGGCCCGTGATCGTGCTGATCCGCGCGCCGGTCATCAGCGCAAAGGCGACGAAGGCGTGATACTCCTGCGGAAGGGCGGCAAACAATGCCTGCTGTTCTTCGGTGGACATCTCCCGGACCCGCTCACGGGGTTCTTTCGTTTCGGCGGATTTGTAGTCCAGATCGGGCAGGGGTGCCTTGTAGACCTTTCCCATGTGGCGGATAGCGCGCCCTAGCATTTGCAGGTGACGGTTGACCGTGCTGTTGGCGCAGGTGGCGCGATGCTTGGAGACATAACGCATCAGATCGGCGTCGGTCAGGGCAGACAGCCTCTTACTTCCATCCATGAAGGACAGCAGGACGCGCGCCTGGCTGTTTGTGGTGGCCTCTGATGCTGTTCCCATGATCCTGTCCTTGATGTACGTCCCAAGAGCCTCTGATAGAGTGCAATCCGACCCGCGCGCGGCATTCTGCTTTGCGTTTGCGCGAATGTTGGCTTCTACCTCTTTCGCCTCTTCGTAATCTTCCGTCCCGGTAGAGCCTCGAAAGCGACGACCCCTGACGACGATGTCGTATTGATAGACGCGGGTTTTCGCTGTTCTGAATGGCATCTGGTTTGCGCCTCAACATATTCCTGCAGGTCGTCGTAGCGGTAGCGGATGGCCCCGCGCGTGACCTCGACCCACTTTAGCCCGCGCGCTCGACAGTCTTGCAAGGACTTTTGGCAAACCCCCAGGAATATGGCTGCGTCAGATGGCTTTAACAGCCGATTTGGCAGCGCACTTTCCGTTTCATTGAGCCGGCTCATCTGTTCGCCTCGGCGGTGAAATGACCGGTCCCGCGATCGACGCAGGCCTGGAAGTCCATCCCATGCGCCTCGCAGTAATGCATGGCGTGGGCCAGAAGATCCGAAACGGCTGTCTCCGGGCCGTCGGCGGCTGGATCAGGATCCATGCCGGTCAGAGCGTGAAGCAGGTCCAATTGCAGCGAAAACTCGGCCACACGGTCTTCGTTGGTCCGTTCAGCATTCGGCTGGGCTTTCGCCTTTTGCGCCAACTGGATCAAGGCGAGCCCGAAGGCCTCTGCGGACACCGATGACAGAACCACCAGATTGGACTCCACACTGACGTGAATAGCGTTCCAACTGTGATAAGCTGTCAACGCGGTGCCGTCTCCGCTGTCACAGTAAACCTCGGTTTTGGGGTGGGTCATGCCTCTTTCCCTCCAGCCGAAACTGCCCGAAACGGCCAATCCTCGCCTCGCGCGACCGCCCGCTCCTTGAGCGTTCCCGCCTGCTTCCGCGTCCCGATCCAGGCGGATGCGGTGCCGGTCGTTAATCCAGCCCCGGACAGGTGCAAATATCGCCCGGTTTCAGGATCCCGGAACCGGACATCCAGACTGTTGTTCCGGAAGTCGGTTTTCACCCTTGTGTTTCCGGTTACGATCTGGCTCATGCTGACTGCTCCTGTTTGAGGGCGTATCCACCCCACTGATCGGCGGCGGCATTCATCATGCCTGGAAAGCTGCGGCTACGAAGGCGGGTGCGCTCCGGACCGGGAGGCATTCGATGGATTCGATTCCAAGTCTTCCACTCATCAGAGCCCCGTTCCGGCTCCTGCAATAGATCGGTGGAGGCCAGCTTGGGCAGCCCGCGTAGATACCAGCCGGTCGCTTTGTAGGCTGGCTCACCGAACCAGAACGGCTGTACGATATCTGGCGCAGGCAGATCGGACGGCATCCGATCGCGGGCGAGGTCGTTCATTTCAGGATTCTCGATGGCCACGCGATCAATCGGTGCGCTCCAACATGAGGTGAAGATCGAGACACCTTCCTCAAATTCTGATCGCAAATCCGCCAGAGTCTTGCCGCGCGGCAGTTGTTTCGGCTCGGTCCACTTGCCGGGGCCACTCATCCATCGGCGGCCTGATCTGCATAGCCGGGTGCAAGGCGGATGCATGACACAGAGCAAATCCCAGCCCTCATCCAGAATACCATCTCGAATATCGCATCTGATGTGACGATTACTGCCATCTTCTGCGGCCTCGATATCGCAAGACCAAACATCGTGACCCCGCGCCGCGAATGCCCGTCGTGCTATACCACTGGTTTCGCAGCCGATCAGAACGCGGAGAGGGGAGATCATGGGCGCTCCTCCAGGAACCGGATCAGCGCCCCATGCAACTGGTTCACAGCAGCATCTGGATTGTCGTCGCTATCCGTTGCCTCGATAAGTAGTCGAAGGCCGTCCGCCGCGATGGTCAACGTGTCACCGGAGCCGACGTTGGAGTGGGTCTTTATTGCACCCTCGCGGGCTTCCTCGACCAAATCACTGACAGCCCCGGAAAACTGCGCGGCAGCAGAAAGAAGTTGGCTCACCACTCCGCTCACACCCCTTCCTCCCGGCCCTGCGCCTCAGCCGCTTCACGCGCCGCCGCCTCTGCGGCTGCCATCTCTTCGGGTGTGGGCTTGGCGTCGGCGAAGGGGTCGTTGTCGTCCTGATCTGAGCCTGATGTATCGACCACATCGCAAAGCCGTGTCAGTTCCGCCATGATCGGCCGGGCCAGGTCTCGGACCCCCCTTCCATCGCCATTCCACCATTCCAGGAATTTTGCCTTGCCTTGTTTCGCGGCAGTGGTTGCATCATCCTGCGCGGCCTTAATTTCAGCCTCGCTGGCTTTCGGCGGCTCTGACTGCAACTGGAGCGGCTTGACCGTGTACGGTTTCCGTTGAGCGCGGCTGGCGGTCAATGCCATCACAACCTCACGGTTGTTCTTCATGTCCGTCATATGGCTGATGCGAATACCGCCGACCGCGATTCCGCCGAATTTGACCTCGGGGTCGCGATACAAGGTCATGGATCGGCCCACGTATTTGCTGGCGTCAGCGCCCCAGATGTTGACCATGACCCTGCGCATCGACTTGCAGGGCTTGAACGGCTTTCCTTGGTCACCCTCGAAGCTGACGGCCACAGGTTGTTCCGCGCTGTCAGGTGACGCGGACACTCTGGTGATTTTGATCGTGCGCGTACCCCCAATCAGGTCGTCGGCATTCATCTGGTCGCTTTTCGGAGCGATGAATTGGCTCATGTCGGTCATGGTCTGTTTCCTTCACTTTGGCGGCGGGAAATTTCCCTTTCCGCATTCCATTTCAGATCGGCTTCCATCGTCGGTTGCCTCAACATCCAGCCGAGAAACCCGGCTTCGACCTCGGACCAAGGCTGGCCACGAAATTTGCCAATCGGGCATGTGGGCAGAAGGCGGGGTTCCTTCGTCCAGGCGATCATTTCGCGCCCGGTGTGGCCCGCGTTGAACAAGGCCAGTAGGATATGCGCGGTGACATAGGCGTCCGGCCCGGCGCGGTGGACAGGTTGTGTCATGGAGTGGTCTAAGGCGATCAATCCTTGATCTTCCAACCAATACCGCAGCGCGCCGTTGCTGTGACTGGGGGCGTGTGGCCATGCCCGGAGTGCAGCCTTGTAGGTGCAGATCACCGGGATGCTGGGAGCAAAGAACTTTGTCTCAAACTCAGCATTGTGCGCGGCCAGAGCAACAGGTTCGCTCTCATCCATGAGCGCGTCAGCCTGTGCTTGACTGAACTCCCGTAACCCATGACATTCCGCCAGCGAGATATGATGTACAGCCCGGACCTCGGGGGGCATTTCCGACACGCCGCAGAGCCATGATTTCCATGACGCCACGGTCATTGCCTCAAGGTCCAGGTCGCACAATCCTACTTCGCAGACCTGTGCTGGCGGCTCTGTACCTGTCGTCTCGAAATCCAAGACCCTGATAATGCTCATACCATCATTTCCTCTTCGATGCGGCGCACGGTCGGGAATGCGCGGGTTTCGGGCGCGGCGAGCCCCTTGCGATAGGCGGTCATGCGTTCCTGAATTTTCATTTCGAATTCGGTGGCGGCGTCGATGATTGCTGCCTGGATATCCGGATCGGGGTGGACGCGGATAACAACCATCGGCAGTCCGCCGCTGTAGCTGATGAAGTCGATCCAATCCAACTCGGCGACCAACATCCCGGTTTGGCATTGCGCCATGAATTCAGCCGGGATTGTCGTGCTCTTGTCGTCATGGACATGCTCAGCGATTGTCTGAACCTGGTACTTCTGGATACGGGATTTGCACTCGATACCGCCGTTCTCCCCGACTAAGCCATCAGGGGAGTATCCAAGCGTGAAGCCCCACTTGCTGTTGGTGATGAAGCCCATTTCACGAACCGGAGCGATCTTTTCTTCGTACTTGATCCGCGCCTCAATTTCGTCCTCGTGACCGCGCAGCATTGCGTCACCGATATATGTTGGTTCGATAAATTGGCTGATCCGTTGCGCGGCCAGCTCATAGACATGGGCTCGCACCTTGTCGTTGTTTGCGGCCTTGAATGTTGGCGTAACAACCAGCTTCATTTCGCTGGCGGTCAGAACCCCAAGGCGCAACTTGAACCATTCGTCACTGCCCTGGACGAGGTTGCGGTAATAGGTGACGTTTCCGATCGTTTCACCAACACCGTGATCGGCTGGAATAGGATCTTCGAAATCACCATTGATGAAGGGTTCGGCTATGAAGTCGTTCATGCTTTCACCTCGATGTGCGGGATTTTCCCATCGAGCAGGGCGACAGCGATATCGGCTGCCAAGGAGAGATCCTCGTCTCCGTAGGGGGCGGTCATGGGCACCAGCGCATCCCGGATCGCTGTCTTGACCCGGTTGGCGTGTTCGGCGTCAGCGCGCCGCCTGTCTGCGGCTTCCTGCTCCGCTTTCTGGGCGGCGGCGATCCGGTCACGCTCCCGCTGGGCGGCCGCTTCCTCGCGGGCTTTGGCTTCGGCCAAGTCGCGCTTGTGCTGCTCTTCCCGTTCTTTGGCCTCCCGGGCGGCGCGGGCTTCTGCCTCCTTCGCCGCCCTCTCGGCTGCCTCAACCTTGTCGCGTTCGATCTGGGCCTGACGCTCGGCTTCGCGAGCTTCAGCCGCTTGGCGCTCCTCGTTGGCGCGGCGCTCAGCCTCTGCGGCGAGACGTTTCTGTTCAGCCGCACGTTCCGCCTCGGCCTGACGCTCGACCTCCGCGGCGTTGCGACGGGCGCGCTCTTCGGCCTCGGCGCGCAGGCGGGCCAATTCGGCGGCGTCGGCTTCGCGCTTCTCGGCGGAGATCAGCAGGTTGCGGAAATGGCTCAGCGTGGATTCCCGCTTGGTCTGTGCAATCTCATGGTATTCCGCCCAAACATCGGCCCCGGTGGGCGTGGCCTCAATATCGGCGATGACATGCCGGATATGGTCGGGGCCGCTCTCCGCATCCGCGCGCCCCGTGTCGAAGTTGCTCAACATGCCCTTGATGCCTGCGATCCGCGCCTCCTCGGCGGCCTCCCAATCGTCCAGCGGTTTGCGCACTTCCGCCTTGAGAGCATCCAGCCGGTCGCGGATCTTGCGCCGCTCCGCATCGACAACCGCGATCTGCTTGCGCGCCTCGTCGGTCAGGCACTTCCCGGCCCCATCCAAGGCGGTCTTACTGCGGGCGACTGTGTGGGCCAGCGATGCAATCGCCTTGCGACCCTTGGCGGTTGTCAGGTCGGGCGCATGGCTGCGCACCTCGGCCTCGATCCGCGTGATCATGTCGTCAACCTGCTCGGGCTGCGCGAACATGTCGGTGAGGGCGGTTCCAGTCGGGAGGGCCAGCACGTTACCACTGTCCGTTGGCGTCAGATCATTCATCAGTGCATTCCTTCAATATAGGTCACGTTGAAATGGGCGAGGTTGGCGATCCCCTTGGCGGTGATCGACGCGCCGATGATGGCGGCGAAGAAAACCGCGAGCGCCATGATCGCCATCATCGCGAACCGGGTGCGGGATGCCTCTGGTGGGCGGGGTGGGTATCTCCAGGTGTTCATGTCTCGTCTCCCATGCATCGCGGCTTGCTCGGAACATGCCGATAATGGTGAAAGCTGGACGGGTGATAATCGACAGGCTGATACCGGTCGGCGCTACGGGGATCAGCCAGACCGCAATCGACGGCTGCCGCATGGGCTTCACGCTCAGCTTTGTCGATATCCATGCCCAACCATGTCAGATCGGCCCCATTCTTCTGGATGGCGCGCTGAGTCATCTGCAAGTATTCAGCACCGCTCAGTTTAACGACACGCTTGCGCATGGAGATCAGGCTGCGGATATAGCCCTGCAGGCGGGTAAGGTCTTCGATGCGCTGATCCTTCACGTTCATGTCTCCTGATCAAACTGGACCCGACGCCGCAGATCATCGTCTGCGCGCATCTCGCGCCGCATCTGATCCTCAAACAGCAAGTCGGATATTTCTTGGTAATGGGGACGCCGGGGTTCGGGGTGGGAAAGGCGAGGCCCGTCCCCGGCGCCAGCCGCGCGGCATTGCGCGGTGTCTTGTTCTTGGCGGTGCAGGATGTGGTCGAACCATTCCGCGCCGAGCAGGGAGGTGAGGTGGGTCATGCCGCATCCTCGGCATAATAGTCCGCAGACATCCGCCAAGCCTCAGCCAGCGCCTCCGCCCATTTGGTCACATCGTCGCAGGCAAGGGATGCGTCCTCCCATTCGGACTTGTGCGTGCGCTGGCAGAACGGACCCGCTTGCAGGATCGCGTGGATCAGGCAGCCAAGATCGCTGTCGCCTTCATTCGCGGACAGCGCCTTGAGCAGAATGGTTGTGGCGCTGGCGTTGTTGCCGCCGGATGCTGCAAGGGCAGCGTCCATGATGGGGTTCTGGCGGATGGGGTTGAAAGCGTTCATCTGAGTCTCTCCGTTGCCGTGTGGCTATGGGGGGAATATGCATTAATGCACTACATCAGTCAATGCACAAATGCAGATAATATGCATTTCGCGTGTGCGATAGCAGAAATGCATGCTACAACACCCCTGCCGACGCGGTGTCGGCGCAAACGGCAGAAAGGTCTCACACGAATGAATCATTGCCTTGAGGTCAACGACGATCCAGCCTTGTGGGCGATTGTCAGGGGTGGAATCGAAGTGAACAGAGACGACGACTATCTGCGTGAACTTTTGAATGAGTTCGAAGCCAGCAATACCTGGATACATCACAGCAGCGGTGCCGGGTTGTCGCTTTCCAAACATGAAGCGTTCCGGCGACAGTACCACATCCTTTTGCTCGTGGACGCTGGGCTGATGACCTCGATAAATGGCAACGGATCGCCATACCGCTTGACGAGCCAAGGACATGACTTCCTGGCGATCACCCGGCAAAGTGAGGCATGGGAAGCCGCCAAGTCCGCCACGCGGCACATGGGCGGGGCAAGCATCCAGATGCTGTACCGGGTCGCCGAGGGTTACGCGCGCGAAAAGCTGGCGCAGATGGGCGTGCCGCTTGGGATGTAACGCAGCCGAAGGGGTGTCGGCGCAAAGAAAAACCCGCCAGTGGCGGGTTGGGGGCGGAGTAGTGGTTGGGATTGAGCATTATTTTTCTTGGGACGCTGCGGCCCACTTCAGCTTCACGGTTGCTTCGCTCCAACCCAAATCACACGCCCGAGAATTTCTATCTCATCGAGGGCATGCTCCTCAGGTGGGTGAAGTTGTGTGTTGTCTGAAATAAGTATGATTGTCTGTTTACCTGGGCCCCACTGTAGTCTCTTCACCTTCAGAAGTCCGTCATGGCGCAGGACGAACATCCCGTCATAGGCGATGTTTTTCTTGGTCGTGTCGACCATCACTATGTCGTCGTGGTGCAGTGTGGGGACCATCGACCCGCCGGTTACACTGATGATTGCAAGGTTCACCGGGTTGGTTGAGGTGATGTGGCGCAGGTAGTCTGGCGGAAAGGAGAGCTTACTCGCGATTGCCTCATACTCATCGACCAGTGCGCCATCGCCTGCTGCGGCTTGAACGTCGTAAACATTGACCATTTGTCGGCTTCCGATGGCTGGCGTGTCAGCATCAACAGTCTCAACATCGGGTATGGGGTCGCCAGATGCAAATGGTGCCCAAGGCACGCCTGTTACGCGCTCAACTGCCTCAAGCGTGCTTTGTTTCACTTGGAATTTATAATCGCGACTGTTGACTGGTCGGGTCAACGTTGTGCTCGACAGATCAGCGTCGACAGCAATCGCCGACAACTTGCGCCCAGTCGTGCGCTCTACGTGCTTTAGGTATTCTACGGCCCACTTGCTCATGTCCGCTACGTTATCAATGCATATATGCATAGTCATGCTGCATTCCTGCATTGACATGCGATCTGCAGAAATGCATAACAGATGCATAAAAGCAGAAGGCGTGCAGATTTATGCTTCATCCTGATGATATCCCGAAAATGGAAGAGGCGCTGGCTGAGCGCGGTATTCCTGTTGCGGAGCTTTGCCGACAGGCTGGTATTGCCGAGACAACCTGGGGGCGCTGGAAGCGCGACAAATTCAAGCCGTCTTTTCGGGCGTGGAGCGGAGCAACTTCCGCCTATCAATCTCTGATTGATGGTTCGACCACCAGCGCCGCCTGATGCGCCCTCCCTCTCATATCCCTGATTCTCATTCATGCGCTGAACCTGCGCTGCATTCGGAGGGCCGCCAATGAGTAAATCCCCCCTTGTTCCGCATGATCTTGCGGCATCTCGCATCGAGGACGCGCTCAGGTTACGGGTTGGTCGCGGTCGCAAGCACAGCTTTCCGGCGCTGTCTGATGCCACGGGTATCCCGACGCGCACGCTGGAAAGCTATGTGCAGGGAGCGACACCGGGGCTGTCCGCTCTGTTGTCCCTCTGCGCGGTTCTTGGGCCATCATTTGCCAGCGACGTTCTCAGTGTCTGCGGCCTATCAGCTTCCGAGGCAACCACGGACCAGCCCGAACACATGCGGGTTCTCGGGGCCATGGGTGCTCTCATCCATAGTGTCTCGGAGGCGGTTGCTGACGGTCATGTCGATCATCGCGAGGCCGCGCGGTTGCGTCCGATGGCTGCCGAACTGATCGAGATACTGGCACCGATCGCTGCCACCGGCGGCGTGAAGGTTGTGTCAGGCGGTGCGGCGTGACCGGGCTGGGCGGCAAGCCCCGTGAGGTCGACGATCTACGCGCCAAGCTAGAGATCGCAATCAAGGAGCGCGACGAGGCTAAAGCCACTTTGGCCGATCTACGCCCGCTGCGCTGTTCCTTCTGCGCAAAGGCTCAGCATGACGTCAAGAAGCTGATTGCGGGACCAACGGTGTTCATCTGCGACGAATGCGTGGATCTCTGCGCCGATATCGTCGCCGCGACGGGCGGTGCGGCATGAGCAGCGCCCCCCAAACACGCGCCGACGACGAGCGGTACTTGCGCATCCTGGACATGCGAGACGGCGACGGGTTGAGCGGCGCGGTCATCGGGAGCCGCCCTGGGATGGGCCGCGGGTCGGTGTCTCGCATCATCAACAGCATCTATCGTGCGGAACTGCCCTGTCGGTGCATGAAGCCTGAGAACAAGGACGGCGGCCTGCCACGAGGGTGGTGGCGATGATCCGGCGCACGGGAAGGCGAACGCCGGCCTACATGGCGAGGCAAGAGCACGCAGCTTTGTGGCGGCTGGTCGAGGGGGCTGTTGTGGACGCCTTCAACTCTCATCCCGATTATCTCACAGACAAGGGCAGGGCTTCGGTCTGTCAGTCGGTGACAAAGCGTGTGGTGGGGCAACTGGTGTCCCGCGCCAAAGAGACCCGAAAGGGTGGGGGTCGAGGCCCCTGTTCTGCTGATGGTTCGTTGCGAGACCACAGCATCCTTGCAGTGCTAGTTGCGAGGAAAGGCCGTCTGCAAGAGCGGTCTACGGGAGGGGCAGTCCGATGACCCTCCCGATCCGCACTTGGGCCGAACAGAAGGACCACGAGGCGCTTGAAGGCAACATGGACAGCCGTGCCGCCTGGGTCAGATCGCTGGTTCCTCATGTCGAGAGCCTCAACGATGCATCACGCAAGTTCGGGTGTCCGCATACGACGCTCAGGAGCATGGCAAATAATTACGGCGTCAAATTCCCGTCTGGATGCGCCAAAAAAAGCAAGATTGATGAAGCTGAGATGCGCGCGCTGTCCGCCAACGGGATTACGGCGCGAGAGGCGGCAAAGCACTTCAAGTGCAGCCCGACAGCGGTTCGGGTCTTCGCCAGGGCGCGGGGCATAGCTCTGACCCTTGAGGAGCGCTCAGCACCCCCGCCGGTAAAGCTGAGGCCAGAACCAAAGCCACCCGAACCAGCAAGGATCAGTGGTGCCGACGTGATGGCTATGTACGCGAAAAAAGAGAGTGCGGCGCTTCGCAGGGTGGGTCGCAGATGATGAACACGGATCCACACATGATCGCCAAGATCGAGGCCTGCCCCTCCGTCGAGGAGCTGGATGCCTTGCGCGATGCCGTCAAGGCGCGCGGTGAGGAAATGCCGGGTGAGGCGGTGCAGGCGCTGGCTCGGCGACGGGTACAGTTGCAGGTGGGTGGCAAGCGATGAGCAGCCATAGCGTCAAGGCGATGAGGCGTCATCCAGAACCCAGCAAGCTCAAGCGCGAGCGGTTCCCGGTTGGACATGTGTCATTCCAGATCATCGACCACCCGGAGCATGGGGTGACGTTCTCGCTCCGGCCCGATGGGGAGGCGTTCCAGGACAAGCCCGCGCTGTTCTCTGCGCATGTGGAGCCTGGGATGGCCGATCAACTGCGAAAACTGGCCCACCGGCTGGATGAACTCGAAGACCGGATCAACACAGGAGATTGAGATGCCTTTTACAGATATTGCCCCACCGCCCGCGCCACCACCTCCAGGAACCGGGATCACCTTCAGCCTGACTGTCAGCACACGGGGTATCAGAAAAGTCCGGATCACCCTGCGCGAGGAAATCCAGAACCGATATTTCGGCGGCCCGATCGACGGGATGAAATTCACCGCACAGGCGGGGCGAGGATCGGATGAGGGGAGGTTGCGACTTGCCGTGAATCCCGAGGGTACCCTCACCGCAAAAGGTGGCATCAAGGGGTCGGCATCCATCCACATGGCGGGTTGGGATTTGCTGCCAAAGGACAAGCGCCCGGCAGCGTCGTGCAAGATCCTCGAATCCGCTGACGGCTTTCTGATTCTTGAGCTTCCACCATTCTGCAAACCTTCCGGTGTTGGCGGCAAGATGGCCGAGGAATTTGCACTCAAGAAGACCACCGCGAAATAGCCGCGGCACCGGCGAACAGGTGCGTTTGATTGGAGATTGAGATGAACGCGATGACACAACCAAAAGGCGACTTGGCTGAAAAAATCGAAACACCTGGCGATGCATCGTTTCGTGTCGCCGCCAACGAGTTGCGCCAGTTCATCGAGCGGATCGAGCGGCTGGAGGCCGAGAAAAAGGATATCGCCGACCAGATCAAAGAGGTTTTCGGCGAGGCGAAGTCGCGCGGTTACCTGGTCATGGCGATCCGGAAAATCATCGCCCTCCGCAAGCGCGACAAGGACGACGTGGCTGAGGAGGAAGCTGTGATCCAGATGTATAAAGAAGCGCTGGGGATGGGCTGATGGTGAATTTCGACGCCGCGCTTTCCGCCCTTCGGTCTGGTGACCGGATCATGGTGACACTCAAAGATCCAACGAAGGAGTCCGACCGGACCAGGTACAACCTTCTGGGGGGGGGCGCTCTTTCAGCGCTGACCTTTCGCAAGCTCTCGGATCAGCTGGAGCCGGTCGGGGACGGGCTGTTTCCGGAAGATGCGCCCTCGCAGACGTATCGGCTGGCGGCTGCTTCTGAGCCATGAAAAACGTATTTCTTGCCCGCCGCATCGTTCGCCTAATCGAAGGCGCGAAGATCAATGTCACCACCGAGGCGGCAAGCCATTCGGCTATTGCCGCGTTGCTGGCGGCGCAGGGGATGGATGTCCGGTCAGAGGTGCGCTTGTCTGCGAAAAGCCGTGTTGACCTGATGGTCGAAACCATCGCGATCGAGGTTAAGACCGGGCACCGGCGCGCGGACATCCTGCGCCAGATCAAGCGGTACTCCGAAATAGACGAGGTGTCCGAGGTAATCTTGGCCACGGCCATCGCATTCCCGAAATCCATAAAAGAATTGGGCGGCAAGAAACTGCACATCGCATCACTGAGTAGAGGCTGGTTATGAACCTTGGAACTCTCGACTATGATGGCGAACGCTGGGCGCTCATCGACCTGAAACCGCATGTTTCCATGCGCTTCAAAGGTATGTTCAAAGGTATCCCCGAGGGGCAGACGCCGCCGTTCATCCTGCGCGACCGGCTTGATCGGGCCGCTGATCTGGATTGGTTCATGCAGCGCTACCCGTTGACGGTTACAGACCGGGCCGCCGCGCGCCTTGCCGAAGGGGTTGCCGCCTACAATGCGCAACGTCAGCGCCTGGAGACCCTGAAGCGCCCAGACTATCAGCCACTGATTGACCCAGGTTTCCGCACCGGAGAACGCCCATTCAAGTATCAGCTGCGCGCCGCTGAAATGGCCCGCGCCAATGGTGGTTTGCTGCTTCTCGATGATGTGGGGCTTGGCAAGACCGTATCTGCGCTGGCAGCGGTGTCTGACGGATGGGGATTGCCTGCGGCGGTGGTTGTTCAGCCGCACCTCCAGCGGCAATGGGTGGTGGATTACATCAATCGCTTCACCAACTTGCGCGCCGTTATGGTCAAGGACCGCAGCGTGCGCGACCTGGAGCCTGCCGACATCTACCTGTTTCGCTACTCGAACATCGCAGCATGGGGAAATTATGCCGAAACGCTGGGCTGCAAGACGGTCATCTTTGATGAGGTTCAGGAACTGCGCCACGGAACCAGCACCGACAAGGGGAGGGGGGCTCAAGCTTTCGCAAACGCCGCTGACGCTGTGATCGGGCTGACGGCCACCCCGATCTACAACTATGGGTCTGAAATCTTCAACGTGATCGAATTCATCGCGCCCGGTGTTTTGGGATCTTGGGGCGAATTCATCGTCAATTGGTGTGTGGCGCACGGATCGCATTGGGTGGTCAAAGATCCGTCGGCACTTGGGGCTTACCTACAGGGCGAGGGCGTCACCTTGCGCCGGACCAACGAGGATGAAGAGGTCTCTGCGACATTGCCGCCTGCATCTAAGGTCATCTTCGAGGTGGATTGGAACGAGGGTGATGCCGAATCCAACCGTGAACTGCAGCGCAAACTGGCCATGCGTGTCCTGGGTGGTGGGTGGCATGAGCGCGGTCAGGCGGCGCGTGAACTTGACCTCTTACTGCGTCAAGATACCGGGATTGCCAAGGCGAGGGCGGTCGCGGCCTATGCCAGGACTCTGGTTGAGGCGGGCGAACCCGTTGTCATCGCCGGTTGGCACCGGGAAGTGTACCGGATCTGGAATGAGGCATTGGCCGATCTGAACCCGGTCATGTTTACCGGCAGCGAAAGCCAGGCAGCCAAACAGCGCGCCGTCAATGCATTCATGTCGGGTGAGACGAAACTGATGTTCATGTCGTTGCGTTCTGGCGCTGGTCTCGATGGCTTGCAGAGCGTCTGCCACCACATGGTCTTTGGTGAAATGGACTGGTCACCGCAGGTTCATGCTCAAGTCACCGGGCGGCTGCGGCGCTTCGGGCAGGCTCAACCTGTCACGTCCCATTATCTCTGGACGGACGGAGGGTCCGATCCGGTCATCATGTCTGTGCTGGGCCTCAAGGCATCCCAGTCCCACGGAATCCTTGACCCATATGGTGTGGACACAGAGGCGACACCCGTCGATGAAACGCGCGTCAAGCAGCTGGCCCGCGCCGTGCTGGATCGCGGCACGATGGAAGCGCGGGGTGGTGAGATATGACCGTTCGCACGATAGAGTTGCCTTGGCCATCACAGGATCTGACGCCTCACGCCAAGGGAGGCAAGTGGCCAAAGATACGCGCCACCAAGCAAGCCCGCGCTTTGGCCCGCGCTGTGGCGCTGGAAAAGCCCCGCATCAAGACTGTGCCGGATGCCGTCATATTCGTTGAATACTGGCCCAAGGCGCGCCGTGGGGACGTCCACAATATGCACGGGCGAATGAAGGCCTACATAGACGGAATTGCCGACGCCATGGGGTGCGATGATCGAGGTTTTCGAGTGGATTTTCCGTCTGTCTGGGCGGGAAACGATCCTAAAGGCAAGGTGGTTTTCCGCGTTGTGGAGGCTTCAAATGAAGCACGGTAGCGACTGGTATAAGCGGGAGCCCACCGCGTATCTCGGCGGCGTCCAAGGCCTCACGGCCAAGGAGCATGCCGTCTATTCGGTGACGCTGGACCTCATCTATGCGCACGGCGGATCGGTGAACAACGACCCCGGATGGATCTCCGGATGGATCAAAGACATGGGGTCAGCAGCCGTCAGAAAGGCCATTTCCAGCCTGGTCGAGAGGGGAAAACTTTTCATCGACGGCGATCAAATCTCCCAAAAACGAGCGAAAACCGAAGCGAAAACGAAAGAAAACGTGAGTGAAACCGCAAGAGAAAGCGGAAAAAAGGGAGGTAAAAAATCTGCGGAAAAAAGGGCCGCAATAAAAGAAAACAATCACTTAGGTGAAGCGGGTGCTTCAAGCGAAAACCAAGCAGATAAGATAAGAGAAGATAAGATAAGAGATGATGATGATAGCGCGGGCGCGAAAAATCCAGATCTGGATCATCGTCAGCGCATCCTCGCCGCCATCGGCGTCGACCCGGTTTCCGGGCTGACTGGCCACGGCGGGAAAATGCTGGGCGGCCGTGCCGATATGGCGCACGTCGATCGGTGGCGGGCTCTTGGCGTAGCCGACGATGAGCAGCGCTTGGTCGTTGCCGAGGTCATGGCCCGAAAGCGCAATGGACCGCCGTCCTCATTTGCCTATTTCGACCAAGCCATGGAGGAGCTTGCCGGCCTCCGAAACACCGCGCCGCTGGCTCCAAAAGCATCGACAGACGGTAGGGCTCAACCGCCGCCAGGAGGGGTGAAATTTGACCTTGCCGCCCTCATCGCAAAACACCCGGAGTTGGATAAATGAACCCCAGAACGGAAGCTCTGACCGAAGAATTCAAGCAGTGGCTCGACCGCTACAGCCCAAGGCGCGCGCTCCAGTCGAACGAAAAAGCAATGGGGGCAGAGATCAACGCACTCATGCGGGTTATCCTGAAAATGGCACCGGTAGCGGATTATCTGAGCTGGCTCGAAAAAGTGACAACTCAGCTCGACTACCAGATGAAAACATCGGCTTGGCCAACGGTTTCAGAGGTTGGCGCCGCATGCAGCAATGTGAACAAATCCAGATCCTTGAGCGGCCAACGGACAGCGGTCACGACCATCCCGGCGACCATCGCGGCACGGCGAATGAACGCCGGTGAATCGGTCAGTGATGGCTGGCTTTACGGTCGCGACGCAGTGGCTCTGCTGAGGACCGGCGATGTGTCCAGCGACCTGATGCGGAAATACCGAAGCTCTTTGTACTTCAGCACGAAAAAAATCTACGGCGAGGAGAAGGCGCGACTGATGGAGGAAGGATGGATCGCCCGGCACGATGCTGCAGAACGGCTTGATCAGGTCGCCGCGTCACCGCCTGACGGCGAGCCATTCAACCGGATGCCGACAAGCCCGGAGGATGAGTTTGCAGCATGAGAGGTCAACCCGCCATCAGCAGAATCTACGACTGCGCGAATGCTCCGGCACCAGCGGGCGAAGAGGTGCATCGGCGGAACATGGAGGCCCGCAAGATCGCATGGCAGCGCTTCGGGTTGCTGGTGATCGACCCGGCGGATGTGGATGACGACTGGCTGAGGCAGGCGATCATGAACGAAGGAAACAGGCGATTTGGGCAAAGGGGCAGATGATGACGAAGAACTACAGCAAGGGCGCGAAACGGCGGGCGAGGAAGGCGCCGGTGGGCGGCGAAGGTCTGGGGCTTGAAGAAACACCCAAGCGCGAAAAAAACGGTCGACCATCGCGGCGAGGCAGGGACCGCGACCCCGGTATCGAAACACTCAAGGCGAGGTGCAGGCTTATGGGCAAGCAAGTGACGGCAAAAAACATTGGCGAGGTTCGGGCACCGTGGTGGGGTTGCTATGCAGGGCGCATCCTCGGCGACAGGACCATGGACGCCGCTGATCGGGCGGACCTGTGGTCTGCGATCTGCCACATGCGCAAGGTCGTTACGCAGCACGACGCCGCAATCGGTCTACCAAAGCGCCACGCGGCTTGCATGCGGCTCCTGCAGGACAGCGTCGTAATCGGGCGCGTGGAAGACACCCGGACCGACGAGGAGCGCGTTTCCCGGGCGTCTGCCGCGCTGATGAAGGTCGAGGGGTGGCTGGGCTACACCGACACAAGATCCCGGTCCGAGGCGAAACGGGTGGTGCTTCACGATGAGGTCTGCGTCGATCCTGACGGTCTGATCCTGGCACTGCGCTGCGTGTCCGACGGAATCAAGGGTAAACGGTTGTCGTACCGAGGGAGGCGCGAGGGTTGACAAACGTGCCGGAATGGTCATTTTGGCATCATCGGCAGATGAAGCGCGCTCAGGGAAACCTGCGGCGCGTTTTGCTATTTCAGGACATCGGAGAGCGAAATGAGCGACCGTGATGAGAACGGGCGCTTTGCGATGGGTAACCGCTTTTGGGAGGCGCGTTCATCGCATGGCGCGAAACCCAAGTTCAACAACCCTGATGACCTGTGGGGCGCGTGCCTGGAATACTTCGACTGGAACCACGAGAACCCGCTTTACGCAGACCAGCTTGTGACATTCCAAGGGTCAGCCTCACACGAGCCTATTGCGAAGATGCGGGCTATGACCATCGCCGGTCTTTGCCAATTCATCGACATTGATGAAACAACATGGCGGGAATGGCGGACTTCGCGTCCGGATTTATCCCCTGTCATTACGCGAGCGGAATCCGTGATCTATCGCCAGAAGTTCGAAGGTGCGTCGGCGGACCTCTTGAATGGCAGCATCATCGCCCGCGATTTGGGGCTTGCGGACAAGCGGGAACACACCAGCCCGGACGGCAGCATGACACCCAAGGTCAACGTGAACATGACGCCGCAGGAGGCCGCTGAAGCTTATGCAGCCACCCTGCACAGCAACAAAGGATAACTGGCCGCCTGAATACGTCCCTGTCTGGGCGTGGCGGCAACAGCAGCTTGAGGCGATGCGCGCCGATCCGGTCATCATGGCGGGGGCGCTGGTGTACTACCGCACGCACCCGGTCGATTTCATCAATCACTGGATGGACACATACGACCCAAGAAACGCAGGCAAGACGACGCCAGCTAAAATGCCGTTCATCATGTTCGAACGTCAGGCCGAGATGGTCGAGTTCATCATGGCAATGCTGTCTGGTGAAGAGAACGGGCTGATGGAAAAGGCCCGCGACATGGGGGCCAGTTGGGTGTGCTGCGCCGTTTCGGTGTGGCTCTGGCGGTTCTGGGATGGCGCGGCAGTTGGCTGGGGGTCACGCAAGGAACAGCTTGTCGATAAGATCGGCGACCCTGACAGCCTGTTCGAGAAAATGCGGATGCTAATTCGTGGCATTCCGCGCGAATTCTGGCCCGAAGGATTCAATGAATCCGACCACATGACGTACATGCGGATCATCAACCCGAAGACGGGGGCGACAATCACTGGCGAGGCTGGCGATAACATCGGGCGCGGCGGTCGAAAGCTGATCTATTTCAAGGATGAGGCCGCGCACTTCGAGCGGCCCGAAAAGATCGAGGCGGCGCTTGCAGACAACACCCGCGTGCAGATCGACATTTCGTCAGTCAACGGCCTTGGCAACGTGTTTCATCGGCGCAGAGAGGCCGGGGTGGAGTGGACAGGCGGCGAGGCTCACAAGGGCGTCACCAACGTATTCGTCATGGATTGGCGGGATCATCCTGCCAAAGATGAGAAATGGTATCAGGCGCGGCGGAAAAAGGCAGAGGCAGATGGCTTGCTGCATGTCTTCGCGCAAGAGGTTGACCGGAACTATGCGGCTTCGGTCGATGGCGTCATTATCCCGAATGCGTGGATCAAGGCGGCGATAGACGCTCACGTCAAGCTTGGTTTCGAGCCGACGGGCGCAACCATCGCAGGGTTGGACGTAGCAGACGAGGGCGGCGACAAGAACGCCCTTGCTGCTCGCAAGGGCGCGGTCCTGGAAGCCGCAGATGATTGGGGCGAAGGCGACACAGGCCAAACGACACGTAAGGCCATTGGCGCGCTACAAGGGCGCGGTGCGGTCGATCTGCAATATGACAGTGTTGGCATCGGTGCCGGGGTTAAATCCGAGGCAAACAGGCTGGCGTCTGAGGGTCACTTGCCAGTGGGCATCAAGTTGACGCCTTGGTCAGCCGGGGCAGGGGTGCTGTTTCCAGATAAGCATATTCTACGCGACGAACACGGCAACCCGGACAAGGCGTCACCGACGAACAAGGACTTCTACAGCAACCTGAAGGCACAAGGCTGGTGGGAGCTGCGTCTGCGGTTCGAGCGCACCTATCGGGCGGTCACCGAGGGCGTCACCTATTCGCCGGATGACCTGATCAGCCTGCCGTCAACGCTGCCAAAGCTGCGGCAAATCGAAAAAGAACTAGGGCAGGCTACCGCAAGCCGATCAACGGGCGCGATGAAGTTGGTGGTTGATAAATCTCCGCCAGGGACACGCTCCCCCAACCTTGCCGACGCTATCGTGATGGCGTTCTGGCCGGTGATTACCAAAAAACAATTCAACCTCGCGGGGATGGCATCTTGAGCATATTCACACCCATCGCCGATGGCCTGCAAAGCCTTGCGACCCGGCTGGGTACATCCGGCGACAAGGCCGCAACGGTCAGTTATGCAGTCGACATGCTGGACGATCAGCAGCTTGAGGCTGCTTTCCGCACGTCCTGGGTGATGCGCAAGGTCGTCACGATCCCTGCAATGGACGCCGTGCGCAAATGGCGTGAATGGAGCGGTGATGGCGCGAAAGAGATCGAGGCGATGGAGGATGCTTTCCGCATCCGCGCCAAGATCAACGAGGCGAAATGGAAGGCGCGGCTTTACGGCGGCGCAGTAATTTTGATCGGAGCGGGCCGTGAGGATCTTAATCAACCTCTTGACCCGCGCACTATCCGCAAGGGCGATCTTCGGTATCTGACTGTCATCACCCGCAAGGACATCATTGCCGGTCTGGCGGATATTGACCCCCGCAGCCCGCGCTATGGCCTGCCTATCGACTACCAGTTCAGCACCAACCACGGCGAAGTCCTGCGAGTTCATCCAACGCGCCTTGTAGAGTTCAGGGGTGAGCCTCTGCCGTCTCAATTCGTGGCGGGGTCCGGTCAATACGGATGGGGTGACAGCGTGCTGCAATCGGTCTACACGGCCTGTCAGCATCTCGATATGACCATGGCAAACGTAGCATCTTTGGTGTTCGATGCGAAGACGGACATCATCAAGATCGAAGGCTTGTCCGAGAACATCACCGACCCGAAGTACGAAGAAATGCTGTTCAAGCGGTTTGCCACGGCCCGCCTGCTCAAGGGCAACAACGGCACGCTGATCTTGGATAAAGACGAGGAATACGAGAGCAAGTCTTTCGCGTTCTCGGGGCTTTCCGACATTGCAGACCGCTTCATGCAAGTTGCGTCTGGTGCTGCCGACATCCCGATGACGCGGCTTCTAGGCACATCACCGGGCGGGCTGAACAGCACGGGCGAAAGTGATCTGAACAATTATTACGACCGCGTACAAGCGATGCAGACGCTGGAAATCGAACCGGCGATGAGCATCCTTGACGAAGTGCTGATCCGTTCAACCTTGGGCGCATGGCCGGACAAAACGACATACGAGTGGCGTCCACTCAAGCAGATGAGCGAAACCCAAGTGAGCGAGATCCGCAACAAGGACGCGGACACGCTGTCCAAGCTGGCAACGGCTGCGATTTACGGTGACGACGAAATCGCCGCTGCCGGTGCGCAGATGTTCCGCGAAACCGGAATTGATGCGCTGACCATCGCGGATGACGGGTTGGACGATGGTGGTTTTGTTGAGACCGTCACTGCCGACGCAGCGCCGCGTACCCTTTACGTTCGTCGCGACGTTCTGAACGGGGCAGAGATTATCCGCTGGGCCAAAGCGCAGGGCTTCAAAACCACACTGCCAGCGTCAGACCTGCACGTCACCGTCGCTTTTAGCCGCACAGAGATTGATTGGATGGATGTTGGCGAAAGCTGGCAGTCGAAAGTCGAGGTTGCGCCCGGTGGCCCTCGCATCATGGAGCAGTTTGGCAAGGCGCGCGTGGTTCTGTTCAACAACGACGAACTGAAGTGGCGTCACGAGCGCATTAAGGAGGCTGGGGCGACTTGGGATCACCCCGAGTACCAGCCTCACATCACGATCAGCCATGACCCTGATGCGCCCGACATCGCAGGTATCGAAGCCTATCAGGGGCCTATCATCCTTGGCCCTGAAATCTTTCAAGAGGTCAAAGAGGATTGGAACGAGGGGATCACAGAGACATGACCGAAATTCGCTTCACGGATGCTGTCGAAATCGGCAAGCCGCGCAAAACCCGTGATGGATACCTGACAGCCCGCGTCAAGGCGGCACGCACGGGAATTCAGGATTACATGGGGTCTGAGTTGGGCAAGCCCGATCTGGATCGCGTGCGCGTCTACCGGCCCGCTGACGAGGTGTTCAATCTGGACAGCATGGGTAGCTTCAAAGGCAAGCCTATCACAGACGGACACCCTAAAGAGCGGGTCACGGCGGACAATCACACGGCGCTATCACGGGGGCACATTGCCGGGGTAGCCCGCGATGGAGAGGCCGTGGCGCTGGACGTGGCGATCACAGACGGCAGCACCGTGGCATCCATCGAAAGCGGTGGGCCGCGCGAACTGTCCGTCGGCTATGTGACCAAATTGGACTGGACCCCCGGCATCGCGCCGGACGGGCAAGCCTATGACGCCGTGCAGCGTTCAATCTTCGTGGACCACCTCGCCATCGTTCCAAACGGGCGCGCTGGTCAAGAATTTCGCATCGGGGACCAAGATGCGGATCACTGGGGGGCATCGCCCCTCGCCATCCAAACGAGCAACCCAAAGGAGGACACCATGTCCGATGCTCTTATCTCGGTGGTGTTGGGCGATAAGGCGGTCAACGTGCCCGCCGCCCAAGCACCCGCAATCGAAGCGTTCAAGGACGCATCAGCAAAGACCTTGGCTGACACAATCAGCACCAAGGATGCTGAAATCGCCGATCTGAAAAAGCAGATCGAAACCAAGGACGGCGAAATCAAGGCGAAAGACAAAGCCCTTGCCGATGCCACCAGCCCCGCCGCGTTGCAGGATGCGGCCAAGTCGTATGCGAAAACGACCGAAGCGGGCAAAAAGGCAGGTCTGTCCGAGGACGAAATGTCCAAGATGGATGACGCCGCAATCCGCCGCGCCGTTGTCGCCAAGTCTCTCGGCGATGCTGAGGTAAAGGCTATGACCGACGCCGCAATCGAGGGCGCGTTTGCCTTCGCCGCGAAGGGCGCTGCAACCCAAACAAACGACGCCGCTCTCGGCGCCGGCCTGCGCACACAGGTGCAGGACGGCGGTTGGGGCTCGGTCGTTTCCATGAAAAAGGAGGCGTAAGCCATGACCACTCTCACTGAGGGCACCCGCGACATGGAATTCCTCATCTCCGAGGCCAATGACTGGCGCTCGCGTGACGAGGTGACCGTGACGGTTCCTGCCAACACCACGTTTGCCGCTGGTACGATCCTGGGCAAGCTGACGGCAACCAGCAAGTTCGTGCGCCATAACGCGGCGCTTGATACCGGCGCAGAAGACGAAACCGCAGTGCTGGGCTTCAATCTCGTGAACGGCACCGGATCAGCCGTCGATTATTCGGCTACCGTCATCGCGCGGGATGCTGAGGTCAACGGTTCTGACTTGACCTATGAGGCGGGCGCAGACGGCGCTCAAATCACCACATCGAACGCTGCCTTGGCAGCGCTCGGCATCATCGTCCGCTAAGCAAGGAGGTCTGAAATCATGGCTACCATGGACATTTTTAACAACTCAGCCTTCAGCACGACCTCCTTGTCGGGCATGGTTGAGAAAATGGATTACCAGCCGAACCTTTTGGGTTCTCTGGGAATCTTCGAACCAACACCAGTGCGCACCCGCAACATCTTTGTGGATCGTATCGACGGTGGGCTGACGCTTATCCCGACATCTGCAGATGGTGCCCCGCCAGAAGTTCTGGACGGCGAAGACCGTGACGCGGTTTCGCTCAAAACCGCCCGCCTTGCCAAACGGTTCACGCTCTACGCGCATGAACTGGATGGCATCCGCGCCTTCGGGTCAGAAACAGAGCTGATGGCTGTGCAGCGGGAATACGGCCGCCGCATGGGGCGCTTGCGCTCCGACATGGAACTCACCCACGAGTTTCACCGCCTGGGCGCGTTGCAGGGTATTCTTCTGGACGCGGACGGGTCGACGGTCATCTACGACTATTCGACCCAGTTCAACGAAAGCATCCCCGCCGCAACCAGCTTTGAGTTGGACCAGGCGGGTACTGACGTGCATGGTGTCTGCAAGGACATTGCGCGCGGCATGGTCCGCTCTGGTCGCGGCTCCTTCACCACGGGCACCAGCATCCACGCGCTGGCCGGTGACGACTTCTACGACGCTCTGATCTCACATCCGAACGTCGAAAAGTTCTACCTGCAACAGCAGGCCGCGAACAACCTGCGCGAGGCGCAGGGCGCGATCTTCGAAAGCTTCCGTGTCGGCGGCATCACGTTCCACAACTATCGTGGCACCGACGACAATTCGACCGTGGCAATTCCCGTGGCCGAAGCGAAGTTCTTCCCTGTCGGCGCGCGCGACGTTTTCAAAGTTGCTCAGGCACCGCTGGAGACACTGGAATACGTCGGGACGCCGGGTCAGTCCGTCTATGCGATGAACGTGCCGGATCGTGATCGCAACATGTGGACTAAGGGTGAATTGTACAGCTACCCGCTGTATGTTTGCCAGCAGCCCCGTGTTCTGCGCAAGGGGACCCTGACATGATGAAGGTCACAGTTGAAAACCCCACAGGAAAGAGCAAGGCCGTCCGTATTCCGGGCGACCTCCACGTCATCCTTCCGGGCAAGAAGGTGTCTCTTGACGTAGATTGGTCCGACGAGCAGCGCGCAAAGTACGAGCGCGCCGGTCTGGTGATCAAGGACGCCAAGGCGAAAGCCGAAGCTGATGCAAAAGCCAAGGCTGACGCGGACGCCAAAAAGTAAACGAGGTGGCCCTTCGGGGCCGCTTCACACCAATCGGAGAACCATATGGCTTACGGCAGCACCACAGATGCGCAAACCCACTGGACAGCCAAAGGCTACGCAGGGACGCCCACGGACGCACTGCTGGCGGTCGCAAGCGGGTTTGTCGATGGTCTGGGTTGGCGCATGGCTGGTAAGGTCGCAGTCAGCCGTTTTCCCGGCATCCCGACAGACCCCGATCAGGAAGATCAGTGGCCGCGCACTGGCGCATCTGACATCTACGGCAGGGAGCTTGCTTCGGACACTGTTCCGGGTGCTGTCCTGCGCGCCACATACGAGGCCGCATTTTACGAACTGATCAACCCCGGCGGACTGAACCAAGCTGTTCTGTCTGACGAGCGTGTTGTGCGTGAGAAATTCGGTTCTGTTGAGTTTCAGTACGCAGACGGAACCAAGGGTCCGATGGCTGGCCTGACTACATCGACGCCGATCATTCCGATTGTTATGTCGATGTTGGCCCCGGTCATGGCGGGCGGGTCTAACCCCTACGGCATCACGGGAATTGTCGCATGACCGCCGGTGCCCGCATCCAATCACGAATCGCGGCTGGCCTTGCGCGCGCAGGTACGCGCACCGGCTCCGGCCCCTACATCTGCACGATCAAGAGAAGCCCATCTGGCGGGACGCCGTGGGATGGCGCGCCAGGTACCGACCCGACACTGTACGCAGTGACGGCTGTTGAGGACATCCGCGAGGTCCGCGACATGAACGGGACGCTGATCGGGCTGCAAAAGCGGACGCTGACCATATCCGCAACGGGGATTGCGCCGATCAAGTCGGACAAGATTGCCTGCGGGGTTGCGCCGGCCGATGTGACAGCGGATACTCTGTTCGAAGAAATACTTGCCGTGAAGCCACTCGCACCTTCTGGTGTGGCGCTGTTGTATGAACTGGAACTTTCGGCCTGAGCACCTATCAATCCTTCGCAATCCTCTGGCACCTCAACCGAGGCGACACAACCGCAGCCCAGCTTGTGGCCAGCCTGCCACCGGAGTGCTTTGTCGAGTTCGACCGGATGCTGGAACAGGCCTTTGCGTTGGGTGTGGCTATGAAAGGCCAATCAACCGGGCCGAACCTCGAAATCAAGCCGAGCACCAAGGGCGGAGAAAGCTGCTGAAAACTGATCCAACTTCGTGGCGTGTCGCGGCATGAATAGGCGATCCACGGAGTTGCGGTGCCAACCAAGGAGGCGCGCAAGCCCGGCGCGGGTTTCCTGCCGGTCATGAAGGGTCCAGAACAGCGAGACTTTGATCGACAGGTAAGGGTCCAACGGGTCGCACATATCAGCGCCAGCCGATGGGCGGGGGATATCCTCAAACGAAGCCATGCGCCCAGCAATCGCCTCCTCGATGGCGTCGGCGGCACGGGCGGCGGCATCATCCAGTGTATCGGCGTCAGAGGTAACTTCGGGCAAGTCAGGACAGGTGATAAGAAAGCCATCGCCATCCGGCGTGGCAACAAATGGGTATTGGAGCGGCAGTCGTGGCGCCGATGCGTTTGCCGAATTCTCATCTTTGGTTAAGTCCACTCCCGCCGAAAGCGCGGATGAGAGCAGCGAGGAAACCGCAATTTCTTCCGAGACCTGGAACCACTCACCGAACACTCGGTACTGGGAGACCTTGGCGTGCGTCGACCGCTCAATCTCTAGCGCTATGGCTGTATCGACGCCCTTACAAAACAAAAGCTTGAGTGGCTCAGCGGACAAGTTTTGCAAGGTCCGGATTCGGGACTTCATGTTTGTCGTGATCCCGATTTTCTTCAGCCCATGGGGATGGGCAACCACGTAAACGTAAGTAGTGCCTTTTCGCTTCAGCATGTCGTCGTCCCGTATGAATTCACATATCTGTGTACTATACAGCCCCTGCATCTTGACTGGAAGTCAACAGATGTGTTGAAAAATGCCGACTGAACCACCCCACAAACTGAACCACCCAACCCCGCACGCGGGGAATAACTGCATGGGGGCACAATGGCCCGACCTACACGCCTAACACGCCAGCAACAGCGTCAGATCCGCGAACTGATTGCCAAGCATGACCCGCTGATCCAAGCGGCGTTTCTTGAGGTGGTACGGAACGCGCATGGTGCCGTTGATTTTGCCGAACTGGTCAGGCTGGTGGAAATCGGCGACTGGAACCGGATCGAGCAGATCATGCGGCTCAATCAGGCGTTGCTGTTCCCGCTGCAAGAAGCCGTTCGCGTCACGATTGTCGCGGGCGGAATGACGGTCACATTACCCAGGGGCATTCAAGGCTCCTTCGGGTTCGACGGCAACCACGTCAGGGCGCAGCAGATATTTGCAGAGATTGGCGCGCGTCTGGTCACTGAAATCGGTTCGCCCGGTCCTGAACCAATACGCGCCACGATCCTACAGGCGCAACGGGAGCGCGTAGGGGCCGAGACCACGGCGCGCAGGCTGGCAGGCACCCTGAACCCCCGCACAGGCGTTCGTGAGGGCGGTATCCTAGGGCTGGACGGGCCACGGGCGCAGCGTTCGGTGCGCGTGCGTGAGATATTGAGCGACCCTGACCAGATCGCGGACTATTTCAAAGGCAGCAAGCCGCGATACACGTCAACGGATCGCCGCTTTGATGCGCAGGTCCGGAAGGCGATTGCCGAGGGCAGGGCGCTGGATAAGGCGACGATTGAGCGGATCGCCAAGGCGCATGATGCGCGGTTGTTGAGGGCGCGGGGCAGGGCAATTGCCGAACACGAAACATTCACAGCTCAAGCCGAGGGACGGCGCGAGGCCTACACGCAACTCATGGAATCCGGCAAGGTCGAGAGTATCGACAAGCTGTGGCAGCACAATTCAGCCAAGGACGCGAGGCCCGACCACAAGGTGCTGGACGGCAAGCGTGTCAGCTTTAACGAGGCGTTTGAGATGGATGACGGCACGCGGATGCAGTACGCCCACGATCCTGCTGGCGGCATCAAGCATTCCGGCGGCTGCCGGTGCACCACGACGTACATCCCGCAATATCGGAGGCTGACATGAGCAAGACTTTCACGGCTCAATTGAAAGACATCCGAGACCTGACCGTCGGAGGCATGGAATACGTCATGAGGCAGTCGATCAGCGACGTTTTGGTTGGCGCGCAGACCACGCAGATCGGTATCACCCAAGGGGCCACCAGCTTTGTCGAGGGGGCTATCCCCGTGGGCCTGACCGCCGAGCTGGTCAACAGCCTGACGGTGGATGGCTCAGAGGGTGCCGACAGTTATGTGGTCAAGATAGCAGACATGGAAATTGGGGATACGATGTCTTTCGCATGGGTGGCCCCTTATGCCCACCGGATCGAGGCCGGGTTCATAGGAACTGATGAACTTGGGCGGACTTACAACGTGCCCGGGCGTCATTTTGTGGGCAAAAACGCAGCGAAGTTCTCCGATCATGTTGAGGCCCGAGCCGCTGAGGTGCGTCGATGATCTCCGACACCGCTATTTCCAACGCGCTCGGGCAGCGACTCGCCACGCTCGACCCGCCTCTGACAATCGGATGGCCAAACAAGGACGTGCCAGCCGGAACGCCGCACCCGTATCTGATATTCGATCATGTGCCGGTCAACCGAAGGGAGGGCACAATCAAGGGCGGTCACACAATCAGCCGTGGCTTTGCGCAGATCACTGTGATGGCCGAGATTGGCAATTTCGCAACAACAGCAACCAATATCGCGGAATCCGTCGCGGCATTGTTCCCATATGGCCTGCGCCTGACCGTCACGGGGGGCAAGGTACTGATCAACCAGCCGCCCGAGGTACAGCAAGGCTATCCAGACGGGGCCCACTGGCGGGTTCCGGTGAAGATCCCATACGAGGCGCGGGCTTGATCTCCGTCGCCTGCGTCCTGCGTTCAGGTGGTCGATATGACGCCTCATGGGTGGCCAAGTTGCAGCGCGGGGTGGCCCGACACCTGAGCCTGCCACATCGCTTTGTGTGCCTCTCTGATGAGCCGGTGGATTGTGAGCGTATCCCGCTCGAAACGGATTGGCCGGGTTGGTGGTCGAAAATCGAGATGTTCCGCCCAGGTCTGCTGACCGGCCAGACGCTTTATCTTGACCTCGATGCGGTCATTACCGGCCCGTTGGCGCCGCTGCTTTCGGACAAATTCACCATGACGAGGGACTTCCTGAACCCGAACATCATGAACAGCGGGGTGATGGCATGGGCGGGTGACTATTCCATCATCTGGGAAGCCATGAAGGTCAATCCGGCGGGCATTATCGAGCACTACGACGCGTGGCCTGACGGGCGGATCGGCGACCAGGCCATGATCGAGGACGTGATGCGTGCCGTGGCGATGACCTTCGCGCCCGGATTGGTGGTCAGCTGGAAGCGGGATTGCCGAAATGGA